TTTACAGAAGCTCCGGCGGCTGGCGATGTTATTGATGCACGTAGACTTACAACTACAACAACAGTTAACAGTCTAGCAAATGGCAATAGTTCAGTTGAACTGCAAGCAAACGACAATAACTTTGCTAACATTAAAACTGGTAGTACTACAAGACTTTCAGTCAATGCCGCAGGTGATGTTGTAATTGAAAAAGATCTTACTGTTAAAGGAGAGCTTACTGTATTAGGTGACTCTGCTGGTAATATTAATATTGGTGATCAATCGACTGATAAAGTACAACTAACAGGTACTATTGTATATGACGAAACACCAATTACTACACAAGCTGGTAACATGGTGATTATCGATAGCTTTAGTACAGCGGCTTATCACTCAGCTAAGTATTACATCCAAGTAAGAGATGGTGCTACTTCGAGTATACAAACTCAGGAAACAATGTTAGCACAAGAGGATGGTGTAGTAACACATAGTTCGTATGCTGTTATTGCTCCGGACGGTGAGATTGGTACATTTGTATCAAATATCTCAGGTGGTAGTGCTAGGTTAATTATGATTCCAGTTGGAGCAGGTATTAACGCTAACATTAAAGCACAAACAACTTATATTGTTTAATTTAATTAGAGTTCTGGGGCTTAGAAATAGGCCTCAGTATTCGCTTAAGAGAGAGAAAATAAATGCTTAGATTACTTGAAAAACAATATAGATCCAGTTATGACGGTGAAGACGTAGTAACATCACGTACACTAGAAAACGGTGATTGGACTTCAGTAACTGAAGAAGTACCCAATAATGTTACTAACAATCAAATTTCAAATCGTGCTGTAGTATTTGGTAACAGCGAAAGTAGAAAGAATTTTCCAACCGAACATACACTAAACAAGTATGCAGGACTACTTGGTGCTGATACATTACAAAGCTATGGTTGTAATGCTTTCCATAGAGATCACACTCCAGACTTTTTGGTAGTAACTACTAGAGCAATGGCACAGGAATGTGTTGACAGTGGGTATACTAGTAACAATATTGTATACACTCAGGCTCCGTTGACTTTAGAACATCCTGGAAAATTTTACCTAACTCCACTTGATCAGTATGCAGATGCAGGCGCAACTGCTACATATCTTGCTTGCTTTGACGGACACCGTAAAGTGTACCTAGTAGGTTGCGAAGGTAATTTTGACGAAGCATACAATAGTAACATGTATGCTGGTACCAATGGTTATGATCCTATCAATGCTGACATGAGAGGGTCCAATAGTTGCCCTGCTTATAAACAAATATTTAACACGTACAACGATGTAGACTTTGCATTAGTAACACCAAACGGTGAAATGCGAACATACGAAGAGTGGAAAACATGTCCGAATTTTAGACAAATTTCACATAGACAAATGGTGTTAGAAGCAGATTTATAATTGTTAAAATAAAAAGATAAAAGCCCGGAAGGGCTTTTATTTTGACTAAAGTATGGTCTCTAAAGTTTTAATCTTACTTACTACAGACTCAAAATTTATTGTACGCCAAACACCTGGGTGCAACGGCTTAGGATGATCCTCTAGTGCCACCCAACAAAATCCACGATGTTCTTTATTAAGTAAGGGAGTAAATTCATTTTCTACAGGTGCTATAAATGTATGATATGTAAAGTTACCGTTGTTGCTAGTAAACTTTTCTATAGGAATAATTTTTAGATCTTTAATAGTACCGCCTAGCTCTTCTTCAATTTCTCTTAAAAGACTAGTTAATATGTTCTCTTTATACTCGACTTTGCCCCCGGGAACGCCCCATGACCCTGAGTAATTGTTACTGTTACGTAAAAGAAATAGGTAGCGTTTAGTAGTTGTGCAATATATAAAAGTACCAACACCTTCTACAGTACGAGAGTCCATAGACCGTTTTTGTACTCGCCTTCCCAGCTTTTTATCCATTGATCGAGATTCCACTTATATTGAACTCCGGTATTTAGATTACTTACATATTGTACACTACTTTCCTGTTCGCTGTCAAATACTACGTCCCACTGTGTGCCATCATATTCTACGATATCATTAGCATTGGCTACTAGATCAGACCCGTCACTCCCTCTCCAGGCGCTTGGACCATCGCCGACAGAATTATCAAAACTTCCAACAGCATGTAATAATAGATATCTAGTTCCAGTAGAAGGGGATGTAATACTAGCGTCTACAGTAACCTTACGTGGGTCAATGATAGCATCTATTGGATTTAAAGTATTACTTGGATATGTATCAACGTCGGCATTGAATATTAGTAAACTGTCGTCGGTAGGATGAAAACTTACAGTACCAATTACTTCGGCCTCTCCCTCATGGGTCAACAATCTAACCTGACTAATACCATTTTCAAGCTCGCCGTATACATTAACTAAATCTCTCCATACATCTCTAGTACCCACTTTTACTGGAGTTGTAGTAACAGGATGTTTTGGAACTAGTTCGGTTGGCGGATCACGTGGATCCTCAATTTCATTATACTTTAATAATGTAAGAGTGTTGCCAATTAATAATACGCCATAATCTAACGGGGTGAAATATTGTCTTTTGCCCATTAAATTAGTGTCCTTAGTAATATCCTCTGACAGATTTCCTTCGCTGTCATGTATACTAGCAATAATTTTTTGTATAACCCCTAGCTTTTTAACCTTAGCCGGTGGGCTAATCCAAACTGGAAGTTTAAATGTTAATGAAGCAACGTCAATTGGATTTTCAGTTCCTATCGGTACTGAACGACTTGTCCAATTTGGGCTTTCTAAATAAACAGCAGTTAAACTAGTCCAGTCAATATAATTGTCTGTTGACTGTATCTCTAATGCTGGGTTAAACAAAACAATTAATTGTTCTAACAGTTGTAATTTTTGTTTAGTATTACTGGTCCATACATCTAATTTAAGCTCTAGTGTGTATGGTACAGGCATTAGTCTTTCGATAGAAAAAGCATTGCCTTGTGTAGCTTCGTATTCTTCTGTTTCTTCATTATATTTTCTTTGTCTGATGTCCATTTTGCCAACAAAGTTAGGCTCTTGTACTCGATCTCTATCGTAAGTTACATTATTAATATATACTGTCATTGCTGGTACTGCTATTATGGCATTTTCGCTCATGTTAGTAATTAGTGACGCTACTTGACGACTGCCATCTCCATAGTAAACAGGAACTGTTTGTAAGGTTTTATTGCCTTGTCTATCCTTACCAAATTCAACCTGGAACCCAGAAGTCATTCTGATAAACTGTGCTAGGAATCGCTCAATCTGAGCATCATAGAAAAACTGTTGTTGTGCCGCCATAATTAATTATCCGCCGATGGACGTAAAGCATCACTTAGACTCTGACGCTGTACAGTTACATTAGCATAGACTGTGTACTCTAATACGTCCTGAGCAGTTAATGCTGTAGATACAGTGAATGATATATTACCACTGGTATTTGCTATAGTATTAGTTATAATCTTGCTATTAAGTTTTGATTGAACTCCATATGTACTTACATACGGTGTCTTAGTAACTACCTGTTTAGAACTTAAAGTAAACGATTTTGTTTCTGCGTTTGCTGATGGTGTATAAGGATCTGCAACTTTAATTGCGTCCCAGGCTAATGCATTTTCGTAGTTAGCATCAGTATTATTAATAAACCCGCTCTTCTGTGTAGTATTTGTAGCACCAGGTGTTAGATTAGTTCGTAAACCGTCTTCCATTTTAACCCATCTCCTTGAATCATATCGGAATAATCTATTAGGAACGTAATCTACTCTGAGGAAGAAATCACCAGTAACTGGACTTGAGGGGAATGCTATCCCTGCCGATACACTAGCACCATTTGGAGGTAGTGCATCACTAGTCAAATATCCTTCTACTTTGCGTGATGGTGATACTGTGCTAGTACTTGAATATGTATTGCTAGATACATTAGCATTTGAGCTTGTATCGGCTCCACCACCTGGATCCCCAGGTAACCCATCTGGGGTTACTGGAGCAGTATATATGTTGGTAGTATCATACCCGCTCTTAGGAACATCATCTTCTGCACGCTCAACGATAGCTTCGTTGACTTCTTTGTATTTTTCGTAGGTGCTCAGAACATCAGCTATACTACTATCAGTACCTTCCCCAGCCGCAATATTGTCAATGATATCTTTGTATTCTTGACTGTCTACTAACGGATTTAATTTAACACGCCATAAGTGGGGATACCAAGTTGGTGCAAATCCTTCTGCGGCACGTGTAGCATCTTGTACTACATAATATCTTTTGAGTGCAACAGGTAAGTCTTCGTCCAACGGATATAGATCTTTAAGGTTTGGAAGTTCTAGTACATCACCTACTATTATTTTTCTACCAAGAGTTTGTATCATATCATTCAGATGGAAAACAGCAAACATGGTATCGCCAGTTAAGAACAATCCAAACTGTGTAAGATCAAAGTCATTAT